GGGTTCTAGCCACTACGCGGTGGGTTTAATAACCGCATAAGACGCTGAATTGCGTACAAATTTTATTTACCACTAATGTTGTTTTAAATACCTGATGAATTCAGATCAACTTGTAAACCTTGGTAACGATTGCCGCAGCAAAGATCAATACAACGATGCATTGAAATACTATGCTCAAGCCTTTGTCAACGACCCTCTCAACATTGACGCATGGAACAACTATGGCAATGTTCTTAGAGAAATTGGAGAACCCAAACGAGCCAAACCTTTTCTTGAACATGCCTGTGTTGTCAAACCAGACTTTGTCACTGCCCAGTTTAATCTAAGTATTGCTGCGCTGCTGGCAGGAGATTACGACTATGGTTGGAAACAATACGAATGGCGTTGGCAATACGAACATCTAGCCGGCACCAAGCCCCAGACATCTAGGCCAGAATGGCAAGGTGAGGATTTAAAAGGTAAAACAATACTTGTCTGGGCCGAACAAGGGCTGGGAGACACCATACAATTCAGTAGATTTTTATACGACTTGCATGTCAAAGGAGCTGAAATATTATTTGTTTGCATGTCAGGCCTAGTTCCACTTTTTCAACCCAGCCATTTGATCAAGCAATGCACCGACGACACCAACACTCTTGGAGACTTTGATTATTGGATTCCAATGATGAGCTTGCCAAAGGTTCTAGGGGTTACACTTGATACCCTTAGGCACGAGCTAAGTTATGTGGAAAGCCAACCTGAATACATTTCTCAATGGAGCGCAAGATTAGGAGTTAAAAACAACATGCGTATTGGTATTTGTTGGAGTGGGCGCAAAGACAACTGGGTCAACAAATACAAAGGAGTGCCAGTGGAATATTTTGTTGACCTAGCCAATAAATTTCCACAACACGACTGGATAAGTTTACAGGCCGAGGTCTATGATCACGAAGATGAAAAAATAAAAAATTCAACTATCAAAACTTTTCCAGGTACCATAAACACCTGGGCTGACACAGCAGGACTAATACATCATCTGGATCTTGTTATCAGCATTGATACCAGCATTGCACATCTAGCCGGTGCCATGGGCAGGCCAACTTGGATTCCACTTACCAAGTTTGCAGTGGATTGGCGATGGGGGCTAGGAATAAATCGAACACCGTGGTATCCCAGTGCTAGATTGTTCAGACAATCAGACTTTGGTGACTGGAACACAGTATTCGGTGGCATGGAAAAATATCTAACAATGTTTAAGATATGAAAAAGCCCGCCAAAGCGGGCTTTTTGCTTGGTGTGGTTCTCAGATTAGGAGAACGACAGGTTCGAAACAGCGATCTCACCCAAATAGTCAGCTGCGTTACCGAAGCTGCTTGCTGTGTTAGTAAGCTCGATGTAACCATAACGTGTCATAAATGACACGACTGGTTCGAATGTTGATGGATCCAGCACAACACCAGAACTCATTAAAGGAATGTATGGGCAGTAGAACGCTGCTGCATCTGCCTCAGAACTACCTTTGTAACCAACCAAAACTGAAGTGCTGTCACTAGCATAGCTATCAACAAACACACGCATTGCACCGTTCAATGTACCAACAAACTTGGTGTTTGTAGGTGCTTCAAAAGTGCCTTCGGTGGTACGAGCAAAAGCTGAAGTTGTTGCTGATTGGAGCACAGTCAATGATGCTGAAGAAACAACAGCCCAGTTACCAGCGCCACGACGTGTACGCTGAGCGATCAAGTTAGCAACACGGTTGATCAGAACTGCCAAAGCGGCGTGTTCGTCACCAACAAATGTAGCTGTACCTGATACAGTAGCTTGGTTGTATGTAAATTCAGTAGCAGCCAAAGTACGCAAGCTCAACAGGATTTCTTGATCAATTTCAGCTGTGATCTCTTGAGCCAAGGCGGCCATGATTTCTGCTTCAACGTCAATACCGTGCATTGCTTGTGCATCTTGTGCGGCTTCAAATGTCCAACGTGCTTGCAACTTACGTGTCTTGGCTTCAACTGCTTGCTTGAGGATCTGTACGGAAATTTGCTTACCGCCGTTGCCTTCAAGTGTAGGAGTTGCTGCACCAGTGTATGCGCTAGAGCTGGCAGTTGCCTGTGGAACAGTAGAGTAAGCAGTTGCAATTGTAAACGGGCTCAATGCTTCTTGGCCAGCTACAACACTAGTCGCTGCTGCTGAACTGTCAGTTAAGTTTTGTGCATAACGAACACGCAGAGTATGAATCTGACCAACTGGGCCAGTCATTGGCTGAACACCAACTAACTCATTTGCAATAACTGTTGGCATCACACGACGGATTACAGGCAGAATAACACGATTAAGTGTTGCAATGTTACCAGACGCTGTGGAACCAGCAGATGCATTCTCTTTCAAATACTTGCGAGTGTTTTCGAGGATAACACCCATTGTGCTACGACGACTACCTTTAAGGCCTTCCATCAAGGCTTCTTTGGTATCGTCCCAGCGGCTTTCAATTAACTCTTGTGACATTTAAGTCTCCTTATATTTCTTAGAGCCCTGCCAGACGCTTGATATCAATAACATTGTTACTGTTGTCAGCTATCGTCGGGGCAGATTTATCACCAGTGACTGCGCTGGTTACGTTTTCTGTGATCACTTTTTTGGCTTTCTCAGAACGGTTCTCAAGCACTGCTGGTAGATACTTTTCAAAAGCGTTTTTCAGACGTTGTGTCTGAACGCTTTCAAGAAGATTACGCATAACTTCACGCTTCTCGTCATTCAGAGGTGCGAGTAATTCCTCCATTGTGTTTTGACGCACATTGGATTCCTTGATCATGCGAATTTCTTTTTCTTTGGTCTCTACAACCACTTTAGCGCGGGTTGCGAGATTAATGGCTTCGGACAACTTCTGGTCCTTCTCAGCGATAATACTGTGTAATTTGCGTACCTCAGATTTCTCATTGAGATGTGTTGCTCCGAACTCTGCAGCATACGCTTCAAAGATACGGCGACCAAAATTGTTTTCACGAGCGAATTTGATATCTTCGTGAAGTTGACCGAGTTCAGCCTTGAGATGCTTGGCAACTGCTTTTGTCATTTTTTCAGCAGATTCTTTTACAAATCGCTGCTTCAATGACTCAAGCTTCACACGAGCGTCACGTACCAAGCGAACTTGTGTTTCCACAACTTTCTTCTTGTCTTGTGCAAACTCTGTGATTTCCTGTGCAAGAGCTCGTACAACAAACGATTCTAATTTTTCTAGACTTTCGTTGTGAGTCTTGCGATCTCGACGCAGTTCACCAATTTCTTCAGCAAGTTTTGTCACCATAAAGTTGTTGAACTTTGTGGCTGACTCTTTCATCTTGCCTTGGAACTTGACTCTGTCTTCGGACAATGACTGCTTTTCAGCAATCACTGCTTCTAACTCTGCTTGTAGACCTTCGGTTACCATGCGATCTAGGGCTTCCACCATAACTGTTTTATCATGCTCATAGCGTTGTGCAAATTCCTCACGGAGTTCTGCACGTACTTGTTCTTTGGCTTCTGTTAGCTTTGTTTCCCAAGCTTCGTTGAGTTCTTGGCTAACATCTTCATTGATCAGGCCGCTATCTAGTAATGGTTTGATGGCATCTAACATTCGTAGATTCTCCTAAATCTTGAGTTCCTTGATGAGGCGTTTTACTTCCTCCTTCAAGTATCTCTGTACTTTGTTGTCCTGTCCCACTTCCTTGGCAATCTCAAAAACTTTATGACCATATTTCATGTTCATAAGACTTTCATAGATTGCTGTGGGATACGCATTTGGTGCGCTGGGCTGGGCAACTACATCAACAGTGACAATTTCAAAGTCACTGACATGTCCGTTTGCGTCGTTAACATTGCCGCTTCCGCGACTGCTAACGCCTAGTTTTACACCCGCGTCCAACATAGTTTTAACCAGTTGTCCCATGGGTGTGGGTAATATTCTTAATTTGCCATATCCATCAGCTCCGTTCATCCACATACCTTCCATGCAGTGACTCACACGATCCAAATTGATTTTTAAATCATCTGG